GCCGATAGCCCGGCTGCCGACGTACATGCCTTCCTTCTGCATCAACTCAATCTGTTCTTCGTTGATGCTCTCACCCGTCAACCAGACCTGGGCCTGGCCCGCGAAGAACAGAGATTCCTCGTGATCCGCGCTGTTGCGCAGGTGCGCGATGTTCATTTCTGCAAGGTCGAGCAACGGCGGCTGGTCCGGCGTCGAATCGTTGTTCATCGCGCCGATAAAGGTAAAGGGAATCTCCTCCCATTCCGCGCCCTTGGCGTCGCGCGGAACGCCTTCTTCATGGACAACCCACTCGCCGCCGTTGTTCTTGCGGTAGATCTGGACGACGTAACGTTCCTTCGCACCTTCGGGTTCCTCCGACAGCCGGCCCAAGAGAAGGACGCGACGCTGGTCGACCGTCTTGCGCTCGAAGTCCTCCCACTCCTCCACCTGCTCTGCGATCACGACCATGCCAAGGATCGTCCGCGCGCCACGGCGAATGGTGCGCCAGTTGATGATCGACTCGGCCGGATACATGGTGATCGTCGGCCGGGCGTTGCCCGCGCGGATGTCCGCCGCGCTCGGGCCAGCCTCGATTGACGGATAGTCGACCAGAAGCCCCGACCTCGCGGTCTGGAGGACATCGGCCGTCACCTGCTGCGCAAGGTTGATCAGGCCAACCCCGGAGCCGTCCGCGTCATCAAGCAGGTAATCCAAGCTCGCCGGCAGCTTGACCTCCGGCCACTTCCCGAACGCGATGCCGACAAGCGCCGGCAATGTACGGCCGGTCGCGTTGAAGTAGACCGCGCGGTTCACCCGCTGATCATTGCGCAGCTTGTTCTGGTTGCTCTCGTCGTGCGGATTCACCGGGATGACGTAATCGCCCCGCTTCACCGCCTCGCTTCCGGCCACTGCATCGCGAACGAGCTTCCACGCCGCTTGGCGGGCCTTCACTTCCGGGCGGGAGAAATCCACACTCATGCTGCAAACCCCAGTTTGATTGCCGTTGCCGGCTTGCGGATTGGATAGCGGTAGGCCACGAAATAGCCGGCCGCGTCGACAACGTGATCCAGGCCCCCGGCCTTGTCAGGTTCGCCGTGCTTGTCATATGCCTGCTTCTCCAGGCTCTCAACGAGGTCAGGGCAGCCTTCGGGATTGACCCGGTAGCGCCGCACCCCGTCGCTGTGAATCATCTTGTTCACCGCCAGCACGCGGTCTTTAACGCGCGGGTTGGACGGGTTCACACGCACCGAGAACCCCGCCTGCCGCAGAACGGCAAGGTCGGACTCGCTGGCGTTGTTGCTCTTGCGACTCGATCCGCTGGCGTCCGGGTAAACGATGACCTTGTGGCCCTCATATCGGTTGCGCAGGAACGCGGCCATCGCTGGTGTGTCCAGTAGCCCGGTGTGCTCGGTAACGGCGTGCGGGTCGTCCCCGCGCAACACATGCACGACCGCGGACATGCGGCCCACGTTGAAGTCCATGCCGATGTGAAGCGGCTCGCCCGGCTGGATCCGCTCGCGGCTCGCGTTGTGCTCGCGGTCGAATGCCGGATAGACCGAGCCGGCCACAAGGTTGACGAACTCGCCGTCGAGATACGCCGACAGCAGGCTTGACGGGTACGTTCCCCGCAGGCTGTCGATGTAGCCATCCGGCAGGTTCGCCGCGTTGCTCAGCGTCGACGCCCGGATGATCCGGTAGCCCTCGGCCGCGTTGCGCACCCAGCGGTCATAGACGAACCGGAAGCCCTCGGGCGTGGTCGCGACGCCAACCGTGTTGGCCGATCCATCGGCCTTCTTCTGCCGGTTGCGGGAGATGATCTTGTTCCAGGCGTTGCGCGCCTTGTCCTCTGGCAGGGTGTCGAGCTCGTCAACCAGTGAGTCCGCAACCTCGTAACCGATGATCCGCTCGGGCGCGTCCATCGTGCGGAAAATGAAGCTCCCCGCCTTTTCGACGTGGATCATCTTGTCGTTCTTGTTCTGCTTGTGCGGCAGGCCCCAAGCCTCCAGCGTCTCCAGAAATCGAGGAAACGCGATGGTGGTCACGAGGTCATAGGTCGGCAGGTAGTACGCGACGCTCTGGCTGGGGTACTGGAGCTTGAGCGCCAGCGCCCGGGTAACCGCGGCATGGGTCTTGCCCGCTCCGAAGCCAGCCACGAGCGCAGGGAATCGCTCGGTCGCAGTCACGAATTCGTACTGCGGGCCGGTCAGTTCTACGCGCATCAATGGTCCTGCGCAGGCGCCTCTGTAGCTCGGACGATCTGGATGATCGGCAGCCCGTTACCCTTCAAGTCCGCATCGAGCTCGACGTGTTCGGTGGGCTTGCCCCAGCCGCGGTCGAGGAGACCATTGGCGGCTGCGATGCGGTCGCGTGGCTCGGCGCCCTTGGCGTTGCACACCTCGGCCAGGGTGGCGATGGCCTCGGCGGTGTGCATGCGCGCCAGCTGCGCCGCCGTCTCGCCGTTCGGGCCGATGCGCGGTGAACGGCCGCCCGGATTGCCGGACTTGCCCTTCTGGAAGCTGGCGCTGTTCGCGTGTTTGGGGCCGGCCATTAGCGGTTTGCCTCGTATGCACGAATCAAGGCTTCTTGTCGGGCGTCGCACTTGGCCCCGACTGCAAGAGCAGCTCCGACAAGCTCTGCTCCGCGTTGAGCGGTTGCGTCAAACTCGCCGGCAGTGGCGGCACCTGCGGACAGCTGGGCGGTGTATAGGGCGCCGATTTCGTGGCGCAGGCGGACATTCCCAGCAACAAGGTCAGCAGCCCGGCGTTTTGCATCAGCTTCAATTTCACGGATTCGCTCCTGTTCGCGCGCGGCGGCGTCGTTAAGTGCGGCGACTCGGCGCCGCTCGGTCTCAAGGGTTCCGCGCATGTCTGCAAGCTCGCGCACGAGGCCATCTGCACGCGCCGTTTCCCGCTCGGCTTCGACCACCGCGGCCTCTGCGTCGCCCTTGTGCACCTCGGCCCGCCACAGCGACCAGCCGAGCGCCAGCACGAGCGCGAGCACGGCGGCTAACAGGGCGCGGATCATGGCCCCACGTCCGGCGGGATCACCGCGCCAACGCCACGCATTGCTGACTCAAGGGTCTGGACGCGAAGCCGGAGCCGGTGCGCTTCCTCTTGCGCGGTCATCCGCAGCTGAATTTCTTGCTCAAGCCGGATGCTCATCTTGTTCTGAACCTCCTCCATGACCTTGATTCGCTCGCCCATCGAGTTCATGCCTTCGCGGAGCTGCCCGAGAAGTTCGACGTTGGCGTCGGTCTCTGCCCTGTTCCGCGTGCGCGAACTGAGGGCTGACCAGATTTCGCGGGCGATCCAAGCTGCGAACAGCGTGCCGGCCGCCCACCACGGCGCACCCTCGCCCCCGGAAATCACGTCATCACCAATTGGTGGAACAGCTCGCGTGCGCGCATGGTCTTGGCTCGCCGATCGTTGAGACCATTGGTCCCGCCGTTGATACGCCGTGTCACGGCTTCCACGTCGTCCTTGTCGGCCAGCGCATTGAGTCGGCGCTTGCTCCAGAACCAGCCCGCGGCCAACGCGGCGTCAGGCAGCCGGGCGACCATTGCCGGGTCGCGCACGCACCGATCGTCGCCGTACACGTCCCGGCTGTATTCGGTGTAATTGGCTCGCCCGGTGAGCTGAATCAGGCCGCGACCCCTGAAACGCACACCATCGCCGGGCTGCGTGTTACCCAAGTCCTTTCGGCCTTCGTAGGCGCGTCCGCTTGCGTACTCGGTCGCCGTGCGGAAGTTGTCGGACTCGTGCGCGCACTGCGCGAGGAAGTGAATCTTCCGCAGTTCGGTGTCGATTCCGAACCGGATGCACGCATCCTCCAGCGGCTTGGCATAGATGCCCGCGCCCATACGGGCTGCGACGGTCTCCGTGCTCATCAATGCACCTGCCCCGCCGGCTCGCCAAGATTGGCCTCAAGCTTCGCCAGCGCATCCGATGTCGAATCGAAAAGGCCCAGCACATCGTCCGACGCGCACCCGCAGTGCAGAATGCCGTCCGTGTCGCGGTAGACCACCAGCACCTCGGCCACGTTTCCGACGCACGCGGCGTCGTGCAGGCGCTCGATGATGTCCTCGGCCTTGTCGATTGTGTTCATGCGGCCCTCTTGGGCAATTTGAGTGTGTGAATCGGCGCGGAGGTGCTTTCATCGAACTGGCAAGCGATCCGCACCGCTTGCGCCGCTGTCTTGCCCAGGTGCAT